CAACTAAATAGAATAAGATATTAATTGTTTTAGAAAAGGTTACAGGTCAAATTTCTTCTCAAAATCCGTGGAGATATCCAATTGTTTATTTTTACCTTCTTTTTGTATCAGATCAGAATACATCAGGTCATAACATTTAACTAATGAATAAGTTATGAACTCATTTTTATATATTTTCATCAAAAATTCAAGTGTGGTTTTGTTAATCTTTGATATGTCACAGAGTTGCATGGTTATCATCTGATACTTCATGTTTTTAACCCTTGACCATAATACTCTAGTTTTCTTCATCCTTTCTTCATAAATAGGAGCGCCAGTTAATAGATTAGAATCTTTATAACTCAAAAAGAACTCATCCAAAGGATCATCTTTCCTTTCTACGTACTCCAAATCTTCAATCTTTATGTCATATGCCATCATCCTTCTGATCACTGACTTAGCATCTTCAACCTTCTCTTCAATGATATTTTCGACATCATCAAATCCAGATCTTACATAAGTATCAAAATCTTTAATTTCCAGTCTTTTCTGAGTTATTTCACTTATTTGAGGTTTTTCAACATCCAAATTATTCAACCGTAATAACATATCATCTCTATTTTGATGGGTCGCTGTCCATTCATTTTTGAATCCTCCTAAGGCGCTGATTGTCTCAAACGATAATCCAAATAGTTCATAATCTAATTCCTCTAAATCACCACAGACAAATGTGTTCCACAGAAAACCTGATCTAACCTTAAAAATCAATGAATTATGTGTTGACAAGATTCTAGTCCAATCATCTTTGACCTCAATCTCTTCAACTCTATAATCAATCTGTTTGATCATTGATGTTTCACTTAATGAAAATCCCTTCAAATTTTGTGTCTGCAACACTTTATCATCTACAATCACCCAATTACCTTTTGTCATTTTTTTGATTAGATCTTTCATTGATGTTTGAAGTAATCCTGTTAATTCAACCATTAATCTAAACATAATTTCAGGATCTTTCATTTTACTCAAAGACACCTTAACATGATTGTCATCACCAGAAGCTAGTAATGTATATTCACCAATCATCAGCTGCAGACTAAAAGGACCTGAATACTCTTTCTTCTTTTCTTCAAAATTCTGCCTTTTGATCCATTTATGTAGGATAACATCTAGCTTCTTTGTCCATTTGATTAATTTATCATCCACACCAAAATATAATATCATCATCAGAATGCGTTTCTTAACATCGTGACCAATCCTACCATCAGAGATGATCAAGTTCAACTCATCATCAGTTATATTCAATTTCTTCCTCATTCTGCGTATCAAATTATGTTTATTGGTGTGGATTGCCCCAATGAAGTAATTATAAAACCAAAATATTTTTTGATAATCATATTCTTTGATTTCTGTGTATTCTTGTGTTATGTGTGTTTCAGTTGTTAAATTCTGGAAACAATTCATTGAAGATATGATTTGGTAAGAATCAACTGCTGTCATTGAACTAGGACCAAAAACAAAAGCTTTCATCTTTCTATCTCCAGCAGAATAAAGTCTAACTAAACAAAGCATTAGTCCAGTTAGCTTCATCTTCTCATCTCCATTAAATTGATTTAATGTTTCATATAGGGTTGATTTTAAAAATGGGTTTAGTCTTTGTAGCATGTGCCAATCTCTATTTATTTTATTATCATCATTTATGTTTTCGACCCAAATTTTGTTTAGTATAAGACCTATTGGATTGGATAATTTAGCAGCAGATTGTGTGAAATAAAATTTCCTAAGATTCTGAGTCTCATACGGATCTCTCTTCCGGAAATTCGGGATTCGAATAACCATATTATTTAATTTAATATAATCTTCATGTAAGGGGTATAACATTTTAATATTATCATGATTAGAATTAATCTCATCATTCAAGATTTTAAAGAAACAATTAGAATATGTCTCATTCTGACCATTATTTCCAGACACAGTGAATGCATTTGCTGAAACTGATGCAGCCACTCTGCCATAGTACAAGCTAGCTGATGTGTTTCTCAGAGCCTCATTAGAGTTGGATTGATACAATTTGAAACAAACTTTCAGCCTCGTCTCTTCTAAGGTCTTAGGCTTGCGGAAAATAATCAGAGGATCATTTATGATGTTCTCCAAGACATCATCACGAGTCATTCCACATTTTTCTTTCATTTCTTTGATTCGTCTGGATGGAGATATATGAGCTTCTATTCTTAATAACCCACCTATAGTAGAATCTGGATTTATAATATCTCCTAACATCTCAACTTGCTCACTATAAATGATCTTATGTGAATTATACAACAATTTCAACTCATTTTCAGACAATTCATCTTTATTGTGCAACAACATATAATTATGAAATTCAGGACCATACATCAACATGAGAGTTGGATCAAATATTGGATAAAAACCCATATGGAATGGTTTATTACTCATTGAAACCACATCTTCCATTGAATTGACTCCTCCATGATACGTATGGTATATTCCCTCCACAAATCTTTTATTCATCTTCTGTGATACTAAATATAGTTCTAATGATGCCGAATTTTCAAACAATTGTCTGCTAGAATTGTATCCTTCTTTTACCATTCTATAGAAAGAGTCTGTACACATGGGAGCAACTGAAGATAATGCGAACTTGAAAATAGTTGGGAATGAAGTCAAATTAGATCCAAAAATTGAATTAAACTCATAGACCAATAAACTAATTGATGATTTATTTAATGAAGTCCAAATATTGAACAATCTCTCTGATGCCTCTGTGGCTCGTATGAAGAGATCTATGTGCTTCCGAATCCTGGTAGCTGTTTTTTCTTGAGGATGTATGTTGAGGCACATCGAAGTCAATGAATCATCCGAAGACACTAGATCACTAGTTTTGCATGGAGTCAAACGATTCCTGAGACATAATCTTTTGTAAATCTCATCCCTAAAACTCAGATGACAGAGATGTAAAAGAGATGAAGTGTAATGCAAGATCCCTTGACCCATATTAGACACATTTTCAAAAAATATTTTCCTATCAACATAGAATTTTTCTTTCTTCTTTTGTAAATTTTTATCTCCATGGTGCTGTTTCAAATTTTTGTCATCTTTAACCCAAGCATCTAATAGGTGTTGTGGGTATAAACACCTCTTATTCTGATGTTGGATGAGCAAGCAAAAAATATAATTAAACAGCTTTGGAAATCTATTTTTGAATCTGGTGAATAGATAAAGGAACTGGATGGGCACAAACGATGGACCCCATTTACTCTTATCAAAATTAAAATGTAATAAAAGATTCTTACCAGGTGATTGCTTCAATTCTCTCTGCATATCCCTAATTCTTTCCATCTTTGTATTACCATGTGTCAACATTTCCCTATCATCATTCCTACATATGCCTCGAGAAAAAGTTTCCATTATATTTATAAGAATTCTTTTTTCAATTGATAATATTAATATCTCCCTAACCCCACCAATTTGATTCTTTTTAAAAACATGGAAATCAGTGAAACTAAGTATGTTGTCTCTAACTAAATCATATGATTTTGTATAACCTTTTTCCAACAAATCTAAAACACCCTCCATACATCTTCGTCTTGGATTTTGCACATTCTTTTGACCCATTTTCTCATTCTCCTTTATGTCCTTGGATCTGAAAACTGTGGTGTTGGTCACAGAGCTGCTCTTAAAAGTTGCAAACTCATCAATTGTTTTGTTCATGGATCCTTTGTTTTTTGAATCAATATGTGCTAATCCAGATCTCAAATGATTTGAATTATCAATAGATTGTAACATCGATCCAATTTCTATCGCTCGTCTTGAAAATTGATTTCGGTGTGGTTTATGTATCAATTCTTTTATATTATCAATATCATTTTTTTCATTGTATCCTAGCTCTAATCCGCTCTTATTCTCAATGACTTCTTCAAGAGATTCTTCACCCTCCAACATTTTCTTCAATATTTGAAAACTAGAATGTGTTGCATCATCTTGATTTCTATTAAACATCATACAAAAATACATCTCACACAATAATTGTTTGAAACTTATTGATTCTCCGTTGCTCAATAGTCTAGGAAATAGTGCTTGGATACCTGAGAGTTTATCATGATAAGTATTTGTCTCTCTCTCAATTTTAAAATCACCAAAAGAGAAATTGTCCAACAGTTGCAAGTCTTTTGTTTGATCAACAAAATCCAAACTTTTCTTTATATAATACAATTGTAAGGTTGATCTCACAGGTGAATGAAATTTTTCCAAAACCTTATCTGTGTATTTGTATAAAGATAACTGAGACATAACTAAGTATCTTGTATCTTGTAGCATCGTACTAGTGCATCTCTTATCTTCCAAATATGTCAAAATTATTAATCCTAAAACATCACTATCATCAGATTCTAAAGATTCTAATAGATCTCTTTCTTGAGATCCATGTAAATAAGATAAATATGCTATTAAACACTTATCATAACATCTAATATAATGATCCAATCTGTTTGAATCAACTGATAACCAATCACTATGCCAAAGAGAACCAGCATTATTAAGTCTCTTAAAAGCTTGATTATGTTGTAATGGATTTGAAAAATCTATCACATCATTTTTAATTAAGACTTTGAACCAAATTGTTGATTTGATTTCTCCAGTTCTTAATTTTGCCCCTGGGAATATTAGTACAAACACACCGGTCACTCCTGTTTCTTTAATTATAAAATTTGACCCATGCTCTTTCCTCAAAGAGTTTATATTAATTTCCCTGTAAACAGATTGAACACACTTCAAATAATCCAGTCCTGTTCCTCTTAGATTAGAAAGTATCTCAGAGCTGTAAAACACATCAGCTTCTTTATTATCTCTAGATCCATTTGAAGAAGATTTACTTGAAAGTCTCTCTGCAACATTAGAAATAAAGGAAGTGTCAGTTGAAAAGAAGAGTGAATAATTTCTGTGTTTTAATTGTTGTTCAATGTGTGGTTGAGACCCTCTCTTAACATAAAATTTGCGTCCTGGTCCATCTAAAGCTATCCTTCTTTTTTGATCTTTTGATAGCTTAACTTTTGAGATTGGACCATTCATTTGGTTCCCGATTGTTTGAAGAATATCATCATTTGAGACTTTGAGATCACCAATCATTGACACAGAATTTGAAAAATCATCCTCTGTAGATCGAATCATAGAATCAACTTCCAAAACTGGAAGGAAAGGTAGTGGGGTTATTGACTTACCAACATTCGTTGTCCCGGTTCTTTCAATGGCTGCAGGAAGATCATATTTATTCTTATATTCCTTTGATAAAATAGGGTCTAGAATCATTGCCTCATCACAAACCCTTTGTAAAAAAGCTTCATCATCATCCTTGAACTCGATTGAGTTTGCATCCAATTTACTTTCTAAGATCTTATAAATGTCTCTTTTATTATGAACAACTTTATGGGTGAAGTGATCATGATTTAATATAACATCCTCAACATTACAATCAATTTCTCCAGGTGCATCATCCATTGTTATTGACTGAATGTACAAAGATTGCCCCAGGTCAGATTGATGTATTTGAGAATACAATTTGTCTGAATTTTTAAGGATAATCTTTATTTTATCACACAAAATTGAATCAAATTTGTGTTCCTTGATCAAATAATCTTCGTCCAATAAATCTGATCTTGGGTGTATACAAATGACCTCAATGTTAACTAGATAATCATTCGAAGACAAAACCAATCTCAACAATGAATATTTTGACAATTTACTTTGTTCAGCTGATGACATTATAGATATAGTCAATTCCATGATCTTGACATTTTTTTTATCAACAATTATAGAATCAGGAGTCTGGTTTTTGACGTCATCAAAATATTTGGTTTTTTTCAACTTATTATCTTTGTGAAATATTTCGAGAACTTTCCGTTCTCCAAAGGGAATATCTCTGTGTTGACAAATTAAGAAATGAATTAAATCGTGCCTTGTCTTTGAAACCATTTTATAAGATTCTGTGTCTTCTACGATGACTTTTTCAACATCACCATTAACTAATGCTTCAGCGATGCTTAGTTCCTTTTCTCCTTCTAGACTAGATCGAAACG